GCCTTTGTCTAACGTGCCTTGTAGTGTGCGTCGTTCGACGTGAGGGTAGAAGTCTTTGAGATAGTTCACTATGAACGTTTCAAAACTAGTTCCCTTGGCTCGCTCCTTGGACATTCCTCACCTCCTGTTGTAGCAGTTGGCGGAGTAAAGCACTACGCCCTACGCCACGCTGTTGGCACAACTGTGTGAGTACCTCATGTTGCTGTGCGGTGATACGCAACGCAATCATCTTGACTGAACGGTCTTTACCTGTTGGGTCTACGGTTCGTTTCGCAGCCATTACTATCCACCTTCGTTCTTCAATGCAGTAAATGCGTCACGCAACAACGGCAACTGTGACTGCATGATGATGCCGTCCCAATTTAGTTTCGCTTTAGATGCAACGATGGCTGGGTCTAAACCAATCTTGTCGCAAGCATCCACGAATTGTTTTACCTGTGACTGGGTGAGAGCCTTGTCTGCTTCGGGTTCTGCTGGTGTCTCCACCTTTGCAACCTTTGGCACTACTGCCTTGCTACTGACTTGTGATTTCGCGGGTGCATCGTCTGACTCCCACTCTTGCTTTGTCCATAGTGCGAGGCATACACCGAAGCGCATAGCCGCATTGCGGATGAAGTCGGACACAAGTTCCTTGAGTAAGTCAGGCTTTGATGCTTGGACTGAGCCGATACCGAGACGGCGTACACCGTGAATGGTCATCCATCCAGCCATGTGTGCCATGCCATTCTCTACGCGGTACGCAGGTAGCCCGTCATTGTCGAACGCTACTGGTTCCCATGTCCACTCCGCCGAAATTTCTAGGAGCATCTTGGTTACGTCCGCATGCCCCACAAAATCTAATGAGCCACCACCGCGAGGTAGTTTGCCAACAATCTTTGGGTCTGGTACGCCATACTTGCCGAGGACTTCTTCTAATTTCATGCTCGTTCTCCCTTCAAGAGAAGTGTTCTATTGGTTACTTGCTTACTGTATTTGTCTGCAATTGCTGGCTCTAAAGCCTTCAATGATTTGATGTCAAGTGACTGCCACGTCTTGCCTTTCCATGTGGCAACCATCGTGCCGTTCACCGTAGCGTATTCATTCTGCCCAATCAAATCGCAGAGTTCTGCTTTCAACTGGTCCTCAATGACACTCAGTTCCTTAACCTGTTTCTTTACTTGCTTGAGTCGGGCGACCAAGTCAAGAGTGTCAGGTGGCAGTTCAATCGTGGTGTCCGTCGGACGTTGGTAACGGGTCGTGATGGTTTCGTACGACCATTTGACACCTTCAGGTGTGATGCCCAAATCGCAGGATGCCAACCACTTTCCGACTGCTTCAATGTGCTCATTCTTTTCTCCTTCGCTAATCATTTGTTCGTGTATATAAAAACTCATAGAGGAATCAAACACACCCCATGTCACCTGACTTACGTCAGCACAGATGGCTTGCTGGATACCTTGGACACGCCAGTAATCGGGCAGTACGCCTGACCATTCACGGTTCATGGTTTTGATTTCAAGTATCTTGCGGTCATCACCGTTCTCATAGAAGCCGTCAAGGGTGGCAATCATTCGCGCACCGTTATCGGTTTCACAAGCAAACATTTCTTCGGGTGTGAAGAACTCTATGCCTGTTCGGTCTATTGCCCACTTGATACAGAGTGGTTCAAGGTCGTTGCCACGGGTCATTGCCCATGTTGGCGGGATAGGTGCAGGGGGTATGTCACCTAACAGTTCTGCAGCGTACTTGTCCATCGGAACAAATGGGTGTAGCCCGTAGATTGCGGCTACTGCTGATGCTGATACTCGTTTACGTTTCTGTTCATCCCAGAAGCGGATGTCAAGCCAGTCTTGTTCTCCGTGTGTGGGTTTGGTTATGCGGAATCGTTTGATTTCCATTTGCTTCCCTTCGTTGTAAGTTGATGCGTCTCACCTTACAAGCAAGTAATACTGTATGTCAAGCATTAATTGGAAAAACTTTTAGCGTCTTCACCATCGCCACGGGGATACATAACACGCCATCCACGTCATCGCTTTCTGTTTTCGATTGGTAGATAGTTACATGGTCGGGCTTGCCACCTTGTTCTACTGCTAACAGGAACCCGCAACTGGTTACGATGCATGGGTCTTGGTCGATGTCGCTCAATGGTGTCCATGTTTCTGTCGCGGCATGCGCGTCCATCCACGTGACGGTGACTATGGGATGTGTTAGCCCTTCTTCCATGTCAAGAGTTTACTGTCTCCCGCGGGCGCGAGGATGCGGTAAGTAGGTGGTCTAGTTCGTTAAGTGCGCGGAAGAACTCGTCTTCTTCGGGACGGGAAACCCTTGCGGTTACTAGGTATTTGCGGATTGTTTCTAAGGTTTGGCGAGTCATGGGACCGACCAAGATACCAGCCTATTGAATTGTCTTGCGATTACCGCGGGTGATTTTTTACGTGCTCACCTAATTGGTCTGACACTTTGTCTATCTTGTACTCAACAGAACCCTGCTTCTTGTACACCATCTTCAACATGCCCATAACTATCTCGTGGTCTTTGGTGTTTTCTTTTTTTAGTTTCTGCAGAAGAATAGTTAGCAAACCAAAAAAACCAGTAATAACAGCAACCCCAATAGAGGCAATCCCAGTATCCACATTAAGCCTTCTTCCCTACGAAACGAATATGCCAAGGCTCTGCGCCTTTACCATTAGCGTCCCCTAAAACTTCATGCGAGAACCCAAACTTAGTTTCATTCGCCAATAGCCAAGCCAGAACCTTGCCGTTAGCATTCGCCACATCGACAGCAATGCCGTACAAATGTTTTGAGCCACGCGCTTTATCATTCGCTGGGTCGTCATATGGTGTGGCAAGCATAGCCATGCCAGCCTTCAGATACCATTTCTCGTTGTTCCAAGTTTTAGTTGAAGCACCCGCAATAGGTTCCTTCTGGTAACGCTGACGGAATCCTGCTTCTTGCTGGGCGACTGAACGTAGCGTGTCACCTGCTGAGGTTGGTTTAAGAACTACACCATCCGCCTTAGCAGCAACAACCATTTCTTCCCATGCAGCAGCAGCACACTTCTCCAGTTTGCCTCCACCTGTGATGGCGGCGACCATATCTGGTGTAATCTCAGAAGGTTTCTTGCCTTTAAGATGTTCACACCAATGGATTGGGAGTACAGTCCAGTTAGGTTTCGGCACTACTATGCCTTTGGCTTAGAGCCGAATGCCTCGTTGATTTCTTCCATTGTGAGTTTGCCATCAAGCGATGCTTGTGCAAGTTTCTGAACGACAGTTGCACATGCGGCGAAACCTGCGAGTACAGCAGACTTCCAGATTTCCAACTCGGGTGCGATGACTGCGCTACCACCAACGATGGCTAGTGCTGACGATAGGAATACTGCAACGATTCTGCCGAGGATGTCTTGTGCCTTTTTCATTGTGTGTCTTTCTTTGAGAGTGTGAGTATTGAGTGTACCAAAACAACAACGCCTGTGATAAGGGTTGCCTGTCTTAAGGTAGGACCAGAGAGGGTAATCAGGACCATGCCTGTACCTGCCCATGTCCACGCATTATCTACTAGGTAATCCAAAAGTTTTCTCATTAACGTCTAATTCTAGTACCTGCGGCGGCGAGGGTTAACCCCGCTGTGACGGCGATAAGGGTGCGGCGTGTGCCAACTGGGATGTTTGAGCCAACAGGGACGTAGGTGTCAAGTGCTGACTTGAAAATGTCAATGGTGTCCTCAAAGGTTTCACGAATAGCGGTAGGTGCATCCTGTACTGCGGCGATTAGTGCCTCGGTCTGGGTGTCGGATAGTTCGGCTACGTCTAACGCTTCAAAGATTTGTGCTGCTTGCTCGGTGCTAACTATTGCAAGCACTTCAGGACTGGACGCGAGGGCGGTTGCCTGCTCTTGGGATGGTTCCTCAGCAAGCAGGGCTTCCACCACCTGTGCCACCTGCTCAGGGGCTAGGTCAGCCAACGCTTCCACAAGGGCTTCTGTAGTTTCTGCCTCTGCTATTAGCGAATCCACTTCCTCGACGCTTAGAGGGGCTTCTAGAGGGGTATCCGTGGCTTCTGGCAGGGTTGTGTCTACGACTGGTTCTTCTGTAGTGTCAGGGTATGTTTCATCTGTTGTTGTTGTTTCTTCGGGAAGCGTCGTTTCTGGCGTGGCTTCCTCTACTGGCATCTCTGTGGTGTCTGTCTCGTCTGGTTCAGGCTCTTCAGGAACGACGGTATCAACGGATTCTGGCTCAGATATTTCAGGGACGGTAATAGGTGTTGGAACTGCTGGTGGTTGTGTTGTGGTCGTCGTTGATTCTGTTGATGTTGTTTGGGGTACGGAAGTACTGGTAGTTGACGAACTAGTTGACGTCGTGCTAGTTGAGTTCTCCACAGAAGTTGTTGTTTGAGGAACAGTCGTTGAGGTTGTCGTCGTTGTCGTTGAGGTTGTCGTTGTAGTCGAAGAAGTAGTGGTTGTTGTAGTTGTTTCTGGAACTGTCGTAGTAGTCGGGGCTGTGGCAGGGACAGTCGTTACGGGGACAGTAGTAGTAGTAGTCGTCGTTGTCGTTGATGTCGTGGATGTGGTTATAGATGCCCATAAAGACAGGTTACTAATAGTTAGATGCCCAGGAGCACAGCAGGTATCTATCGAATACTGACGGAACGTAAACACATCACCCTCATTGACGGGTACAGACAGCGAACCTGTCGCATTGTTCTGTTGTGTAAGCAAGGTGTATACGCCGTTAATGCCGTACTGTGGCGGGTCATACACCCAACCATCAGTTGTCTGATACGCCCAAGTGAAATCTATTGTGTCTACATCTGTGGGGATTGTGGTCTCAATCTTTACCCAATGTGCCGCGCCCGAACACCCACCTTGGTCGGGACCATGCAAGATGATGGTGTTGTCTATGACTTCGACTGAACCTGATGTTGGGCAGGACTGGCTGTATGTCCATTCACCGAGAACATCGGCTTTAGCAGGTTTAGCAAATAGTGCAAACCCGATAGCGGGAACAAGTATCAGCCACTTGCTACGCAAGTTACCACTTACCAATGGGACATACAGCGTCCCTCAACTTAACCTTCCCCGTCATAAGGCAACCACATTGTTTGCATTGTTTAGTTAACCCGATTAGTTCAGGGCAAGCAAGACAGATGTCCATGCGCTCTGTTGCAACCTGTTCTTCAGCACGCGGGACATTAGCGTTCAACAAATGCCAGGGTCTTGTAGTCCCAAGTTTCTGTTTATATTCTTCCCAAGCGTTCATGCTCACTCAGAAGGTGGAGTAAATGATGCTCCGTCGTACGACCATCCATGAAGAACTTGACCAGCAAGTTCATTTGGAACTTCAATAATTTTTGGGTTAGACGACATAACAGCAACCAAGTATTCCATGCTGGCATCAACAGTTTGCATCCAAACAACATCTGTACCAAGAACAAACGCATACCATTTTTGTGGTTTGTTAGATGTCCAAGTTTGTGTTTCTGGGTCAAATTCAATAGGTGGTAGTGGGTTAGACATAATGCTCCTTAGCAGGTTCCGTCACAAGCGTACCAACTGCCAACCGATGGCGAACAACCAATACATCCAGATGGTGAACCAGTGAAAACAATAATGTCGTAACAACATACTTGGTTTGCTGCCCCACAGAAACCCGTTGAACCACAGTTCCCACCTTCAACTATCGTATAAGCATAAGAACATGATGAACAGGATGGTGTTGAAGTGCCACTTTGTGTTGCTGTTGCTGAAGTTGCATAACCGCTACGAGTTGCATAGATGGAAACTGTTGCTGAAGTGCCATTGGCTAGACCACTCTGAGTGATGGTGGAACCACTACGAGACACACTGCCAGAACTAGTGCTTAATGTATAGGTATTAGCCGCATCATAGTTGGTTATGGTTATTGTGAAACCACCAGTTGTTGCAGTTGCAGCACTTAATGTTGGTGTAGCAAGAACGTTTTGTGCTGAACCAGCAACCGTACCTGTAGCAGATTCATAACCGCTGCGGGTAGTTGTAACAGTCACCGTTGAAGACGCGCCGTTAGATAGTCCAGACTGCGTAATAGTGCTAGTAGAAATAGAAACAGAACCAGCAGTAGTCGTAGCCGAATACGTGTAAGCAGCGTCATAGTTGGTAATCGTTGCAGACCAACCACCAACCGCGCTAGTAGCCGAACCCATCGTAGGTGCTACACCTGAGTATGTCCCGCCGACAGCACCAAGAATCTGCATGACTATGCAACAACGTTGCCGAGAACGACAAACTCATTACTGGCAATACAAATTACCGTAGCCATCGCATACTGTGCGCGAGTCTTTAGACGCGAAGATTCACTACGCAAAGTCACGCTTGGACCAGCAATAGTTATCTGACCAGAACCAGTTTGCAGAATGTTGATTTGGTCGCCAACAGAAAATACTGATGCAGGTATAGTCACCGTAGTGGTTGCACTAAAAGTAACAACACGGTTAGCATCACCAGCAACAAGGGTGTATGCGCTAGTAGTGCCAACGTTAATCGAAATACCATCAAGTTCGGCTGAACCAACAGCGCGGTCAGCAATCTTTGCTTTCGTTACCGAGTCGGACGCTAAACCAGCGGCAGGGATTTGTTTCCATGCAACACCATTAGTTGCAGAAGAATCAGCCAACAACGAATAATCATTTGTGCCAACAGCCAAACGGTCAAGCACACTACCCGTAGTAACTAACAAGTCACCCTTAGTCGTCAGCGTTGATGCAACCTTGTTTGCTTGGTCAGCATCAGTAGCAGTAAAAACTGGGTAGCAAGTTGCGCCAGCGTTGTGGGCTGCACCTGTTGTCCCGTCAACACCACGAGTGATGCTTGACAACGATGAACCTGAACGTGTACCAACCAACACCTTTTCTTCGGTACTAAGACCTGGGTCAATAACCATAAAGAACGAACCGTTAGCGGTGTTGTTCCAGTTCGTGGTGTCACCCGTGATGGTGGCTGTGGTGTCGCTACTGGTAATCGAGTTGGTCAGCGTGCAGGCGGGAGCCGCGCCAGCGTATGACCTTCGTGTTGCGTATGCCATTTGTACTCCTAGTCTTGTACTGAACGCATCGTAATAATGCAGGTGCCTTCAAGGTCCCAATTGGATTCTAGCGCATCGATGATATTGAACTGTAGGTCCTCAACAATGACCGAATAAGACTCAGTGTTTTCTTGGTAGTTGATTACCCGCGGGTTGTTCACTAGGTCACGGAGGTAGTTCAATTCGGTTTCTACATCGAAATAGTATTCAACATCTTTGACTCGGATGTGGTGGTGCATAAGGATTGGGACACGGAACACTTGGCTTCGGGCTGGGCTGGCATATGCTCGTGCCATCCAACGGGTCAGGGTTGGTCCTGTTGTGGCTGTTGCACGGTCCATGACCAGTTTGAATGACGCTTCAATGAACTTGGTTTGTGGACCAGTTGCGACATGTTCGGTGGTGTCAGAGTTTGCGTGTGCTGGTAGTGCAAGGTATGCGGCAGAGTCAAGTGAGATAGATGGGGTGACGGTACCGAGCAATGGTGTGGTGCGGATGTCAAACTTGGCTACGAACTTGCGGTCTGGGATACCCCAACGATAGGTGCCTGTGACTATTTCTCCTGACTCAACAAGGTTGGCTGAGTCTTCAGCAATGATTCCTACACCACTCATCCAGAAGCAACGTTTGTCGTTGAACGTAACGAGTCCGTTTACTGTTGCCGTTGAGTCGTACATCAGGTCTGTGGCAAACGCTGGTGTGTTAGCAGAAGTAAGTGTGCCGAGGTCGAGGCGACCCAAGCCACCTGACACACCGTCATAGTTGGTCCAGGTGAAGTAACTGAAACGTCCTTCGCTAGTGAACTTGTTTACCGCACCAGATGTTGGGATGATTTGTCCTGCAACAAGGTTGCTGTTGCTATCGGTTGATGCGAACCGTACGCCCTTATCTGTGCCGATGAGGATGAATCCGAGATAACCAGAGATGGCGGTGACTACTTCACCTGTTGGGAGTTCAAGTGCAACAACACCAGAGTCCAATGTGCCATCTGCTTTGATAGTGATTTTATAGATGAGTGATTTTTTACCTGCATATCCTGCGGCGTATACAGCGTTTTGACCTGTGGCTACACCCACCCAACGGAAATCTGGGTCATCTATTAAAATTCTGTCCGTTGAAGAACCCGCACCTGCAATCTGGCGCAAGTTTTGGTCATGTGCAGCAAACATGTAACCTTTAGCGAAACCCAACATGTAGTAACTATTTGTGCCAGTAACAAATCTTGTTCCACTAATTGTTCCTGGTGCAGCAGTAGTGTCAATTTTGCGTATGCCATCGCTAGGGAAAGCAAGATAAATATCGTTGCCATCGGTTGCCATAGCCGCACAAATTCCGCCAGGTTCACCCGTGCAATCTGTCCATGTTGGCGATGATGCGTATGGGTCTGTCGTGTATTTTACATCTGCACCAAGCGAAAAATAAACTCGCCCATCCTGTACTACAGAATGTGCGGTAGTAGCAGCAGAAGACAACGACAGTTTTGTTTTGTTATGTAACGTTAACTGTCCCTTGGTCCAAGGGTTAACACCTTTGCTGGTGTAAAAACGGAAGTCTTGCGCCTCGGCGGTATCAGCATACTTTTGACCCGCGCCATAATGCCAAGACACTTCACCGCGACGCCATAGCCCTTGCGGGTTAATCGCGGCTTCACCTGGGGCTGTTGATTGGTCAACCGAGTCACGCACACGCGGCTCGAACCCACGGGAAAACTGTCCAGATTTTTCGTCAACAAGATACGGTCTGCCGTTAATGGCAATAGGGAAGATGTCTGGAACGAGTTGCGTTGTCCCTGTACCCGTGAAGAACCGTGGTGCTGGATAAAACGCATCGGTAAACTTAAGAAGCGTTGCCACCGTTTAGTCCTTAGACAAAAATGTTGGGTATGACCTCATTAGTCGGGCGGCTTCAGCCTGAATACGGTCACGTCGCAAACGTTGCAAGTTGGTGACTGAACCACCTACTGCACCTGATGGGACTTCTTCTGCGCGGCGTGAATCGCCTTGTGATTCAGTGAAGTTGCGTTTGATTTCGCGTGGTGACATCAGTCGGAGTTGCGCCCCAATCGCAACAATATCTGTGACCGTATCTTGAATCCCGCCAGTTGTGTTTATGTCAGAGGATTCGGTAGAGGCGGTCACATACGGTGCTTTATAGACAATGCGAAGGCGTCCTGGGAATACCCCTTGGTCGAACCGTAGCGCATAGCCTGTTGAAAAGTCATCTGTTGGGACGTCACGCACGAGGCGCACCTTGCGGGCTACAGGGTAATCGTCAACCATGTAACGCACAGACACGCTAAGCAGGTCAATGATTGCGGTTACACCCGTCAAGTTAACCATGGGGTCAGAACCGTTGTAATCAATATCAACAGTTTTAACTTGGAACAACCCGTTCATTGGCGAGGAGAGGTCGGCAATTTCATCATTGACTGCTTCTAATACTTGTGCGCGTGGGAAACGAGGATTGACTTTAATGAGGGCATTAGCGGTGTGTGCTGCTGCGGTTGTTCCGTTGTAGCCACGTTCAACTGTTAAGACTTTGGTGCCTGTGTCAGCAGTCCAAATGTACATAAGTTCTGAATCGACTTCTAAAACCTGTCCAGAGCGCAACCCCTCTAGAGGGTAAGTGGTAGTAACTGATGTCGTGGATGCATCTATGGTTGATGCCAGTTTGTTGCGCGGTTCAACCGTCCCCGATAGCAGTTGTCGCAACGTCCTGTCTATGACGGTTGCGGCTGTGGTCATTTACTTCTTTTTCTTAGCCTTAGCCTTTGGCTTGCCGTATTCCATCATCTTATCTTTTTTGCTTTCGCCCTTTTCATGCTTTTTCATAGCACCTTTGGACTTGTACATTTCACCTTTTACTGACATAGTTGCTCCTTAGAATTGGGTTATTGAATGTTACCATTTAACTTTGTCTGCCCAGTAAGCGGCAGACATCTTGCCTTTAGCGATGTTCTTAGCGTGGCGTGCCTTGAACGCCCTGTTTCTGGCTGTTCCATCTGGCGAACCTTTGACACCTTGTTGCCCAAACCTGATAAGTTTTACTTGTTCGCCTGATTTGGCAAGGACTGCATGAGACTTGCTGGCGTTGGGTGTCCGCTTTGGTTTATTGTAGCCAGCAAACTTTTCTCCCCTATATTCAATCATTTCTTTTTCTTTGGCTTTGGCTTTGACTTCCCAGCCTCGGATAGGGCAATGGCAATTGCTTGCTTGCGAGACTTTACCACAGGTCCACCCTTGCCAGAATGCAAAGTTCCTGCCTTGTATTCGTGCATAACCTTTTGCGTCTTCTTCATTGCTTTGGTTGGCTTCTTCATGATTACTCCACTAGGTATCCTGCGCCCCGTAGGACGTTGCGTACGTTCAACACTACAGTATAAGGTTTCCCAGGTTTCAGGTCTATGTGGTGGTCACCGATGGTGGCTTTGATTGCTTTGTTGACTTGCACGGTGGTGGTTGGTTCTAGTGGCATCCAGTCTGGTGTGACACGGTTGCTGGTTGGTTTGACGATTTGCAGTAGTTGGTTGGCGGCTGTATCCCAGTTGAACGCTGCAACTTCTCCAGAGTTTTTGAATGCTTGCTTGCGGTACTTGTCGCGGTTCTTGTGGATGGAGATGATTGCTTCGGCTAATGCTTCTGGGTCTGGTTCGTCCCAGTCACCCATGTTTTGCCAGACACCCTTAGCGGTGGGGACGCTGGTGGTGGGGATGCGATGGGTGGCTAGGTCGGAGAACTCTCGATGACCGTGGGCGTCAGACAGGATGGTGGGTACGCCTGCCGAGATTGCTTGGAGTGGCATGAGTCCGAACCCTTCGCCGCGGGATACAGAGATGAAGCAGTCCATTGAACGGACTAGGTCGGCTTCTTCTTCTTCGGTCATCCAATGGTCATGCACTACCACGTTCGGGTAGTTGAGGTCTTTCGGTTTGAAAAGGTACGGAGGAACAATCTTGATATGTAGTTCGGTGTTAGGTAAACCTAACTTGTTGAATGTATCCAGTACAACGTCTAGTCCTTTGCGATACCACTCTGACCCGCCGCACAATATCTTGTATGTCTCAGTTTGCTCAACATCTTTTGGACACCATATGTTGCGGTTCACGCCAAGGGGGATGACATGCACGTTGTCGTGGTGTTGGGAGAATAAGTCAAAGTTGTGCAGGCTTGGCACGATAACTTTTTCGAAACTGTGCAGGTAGTCAGCGAACTCTGGGGGTAGCCAGTTCGTTTCCCACATGGTAAGCAGGGTGGGTTTCTGTGCGCGATGCCAGCCTTTAATGAGGTTGGGGCGGAGAGCAAAGACTACATGTTCTGCGTCCTCTGCAAGCGTAACCTTTTGGGCTAGTGCTGTCTTAAGTCCTACAACCATTTTGCCGTAGCCAACATGTTCAAGGTTGACGCCGACAAGGTTTAGATAGTTGGCAGAATCCCTGTCTCCACTTGCCATGATTCCTGTGCTTTCTTTTCTACCTCGGCAGCACCATCAATCTTCTTGGGTTGCAAACCGTTAGCGCGAAGACGTTTGTATGCTGGCATATCTTTGTTCCAGTTACGTTCAGTTGTATTGACTTCCGCTACCCTAGCCCCTCGGCTAGTAGTCGTGTTGGTTCCCATTCGGACCCCTGCCACACGACAGCCGAAGCATCCTTCAACGTCTAGAGTCGGATGTGTTTCCCTATGTTTCATGTGATGTATGCCCCGTATCCTGCCGCTGTTAACGCGGTTGCTTCGTCTGCTGTTATCTCGTTATCGTGTCCGCCATAATACACTTTTGACACCATGCTCAGGCTTGACGGCTGGTCGTCGGTATAGGTTCCGCTGGTAAGCAAAAAGATGTTCCGTCCACGCGCTGATGCTTCTATCCTGCCCCCAAGACGGTTCGCAAGACGTTGTTCTTTTGACAATTGCAACCCACCCATATAGTCGCTGATAATTACTGGTACTACGAAGTTGTCGGTTGGTGGTCGAAAGGTTGCCATCAGGTGATACTACTTCCATAGCCTGCCGCTGTAAGTTCTGTTATCTCTGGGTCTGTCAAGAAATGGTCATGCCCACCAAGATAGGTGCGGGTGATGAGTTCTGGTCTGCGTGGGTCTGTAGTGGTGTAACTAGCATCGGTGAGACGGTACAAGTTTTTGGCGCGAGCGCCTTGTGGGGTGTGGGCGAACAGTCGGTCTGGGGATGCGTCAGAGAGTCTGACTGCGAACGGGTAGCCTTCGGTTATTGGGACACGGAAGATGTGGGATTTGACCCATTCGGTAGGAACATAGTCTCCGATGCCTGAACCTGTTGCCGTTCGTAATGCCCCGACAATCCTGAGTGCAGAGCCTTCTCCCGTTCCCGAACCCGACGCTGTACGGATGCTCGTGACGATGCGTGTCGCTGTCTGCGTTCCTTGACCAGACCCAGTAGCAGTTCGTGGTGCAACATGGAGTCCGAGTGTAGTTGATGTTCCGTTGCCTGCACCTGACGCTGTGCGTGGTGCGATGTGTAAGCCTGTGGCATCAAAACTGGATGTGCCTGTGCCTGTGGCGGTTCGTGCGGGGTTGATGTTCCAGTCGGCTGTGTCGCCTGCTGTTGCCCCACCTGCACCGTATGCTGTGCGGAGTATGCCGACGATGATGGTGTTGTTGGATGTTCCTGTACCGTCGCCTGTTGCGGTGCGGGTGAGGATGCTAAAGAAGTTTGAGGTGGCTGTTGAGTCACCAAGACCTGTGCCTGTGGCTGTCCGTTCTATTGCGGACTGGTTATAGATTGCTCCGACTTGGTTGTAAAGAAACCCTGCTTGGTTATAGGCGGTCATGGCAGATTAGCCAAGCAACAGTTGTGCTTCTTCAACGGTGATACCCAAACGAGCAAGTAATGCTTCACGGGCTGCTGCTTTAGCAACAGTACGTTCCTCAACTAATGCCAACCCTGCTATTAATTCAGATTCGCTTGGTTGAGGCAAATCATTTTCCCACAAAGTTATTTCGTTTCCAGTGACAACCCAACCACCACTAAAACCTAATTCTTTTAATCCTTGCACTACTTCTTCGTGGGTCATGCAGATACCTCAATCAAGGTTATTGTTGATGTTGCGTTTTGCCATTGAACTCTTGCACCATCTGCTGCAACATTGTTTTTGAACTGAGTTGAATACACTGTTGCCGCAGTTGTGGCAGGGCTATCAAGATGTGAAGTTGTGGCAGAAACACTCAAAAAATAAACACTTGTGCCAGTATATGGACCAACATAAAAAGTTGAAAGAACTGTTGAATCTCGTTTTAATTGCATCCACGCATACGAATCGGTGTTACCTACAGACTTGCCAACATTCTGATTAACCAACACCAAAACTTTGCTTGTTGTTGAGGTGGGGGTTATCGTTGCGGTCAATGTTGTTGTTGCATAGGTTGTCGTAGAATTGGTTGTATCAGTCGAGGTTGAACCGTTTACAACTTGTAGTACTTTTCCGCCCGAAGCAATCCAGGCTGTGCCACTCCAAACAAGTGCCGTATCAACAGTCGTATCATAAATCATTTGACCTTCGTACGGTGACGCAGGACGAGTAGACGACGTACACACACCAGGCTTAACAATTGACTGTGCGCCAACAACACTAGACAGTGGCATTATCCTGCAATCTCCTGAAGCGTGATAGCCCCACCAGCAACACTCCATGTGTTGCCAAGTACTGTTTTAAGAAAAATTGCGTATGTCGTAGCAGAAGTAGTTGCAGGAGAATCCAAATAGTTGAACGGGGCTCCCGCCATAGACATAGCAGTTGCAGTTGTTGATTGGTCGCCAATGTAACCATCTAAAGTGACTAAATTAGAACCATTTTTGTACAAACGCATTTCTGTCCAATCTCTTGCAGCGGCATGAGAAATGTTGTATGTACATCCAAAAACCAAAATTTTTGAAGCGGTACTAGACGGTGTGATTGTTGCAGTAATACCAGAAGTAACTAAAGTTGTTGTGTAATTTACGTTTGCCGAAACATTGTAGTGAACCGTTTGTAACACCGAACCTGATGTGTAATCAGAATAAGACAACGTTTTCCACGCCGAACCATTCCAAATACGCACAAGGTTTGTATCAGTCTCGTAAATCATCATGCCGTCAAACGGGTTCACAGGTCGATTAGTTGAGGTACAGACTCCAGGTTTGATGCCTTGTGTTGTAGCAGAAATAGTCATCGTTCTTCCAATGTTTTGATACGTGCTGTTAATGACTGAATGGTTGCCTGCTGTTCTTGAACAGTTTTTACTAGCAACCAAGTAATTTCTGTTGCGTTGACAGATTTAATTTGTGTAGTTTCTTCATCTTCGGGATTGAGTTTGCCTTCATAAAATTGAACCGTGTCTGGGAGTACCAACTCAATTTCGTCAGCGACAACACCAAGACCTTTAGAACTAGCCTGTAACCCCCCTTTTCCGTTGTGTTCCCACTCACGGACACGAACTTGCATAAGTTCGGCAGTACCCTTTTCATAATCACGAACATTGTCTTTAAGACGAATGTCTGATAACGCTGTCCATGACCCACCGCCAGACTTGTATGCGTTGCCATTTGGGTCAAAAACAAAAGAGTTTTCTCCTCCAGAGGAATTTGTGCAAGTAAAGTCCGTTGACCCAGTTTCAGTAAAACGAATAAGTTGTGCTGCAAGACCAGTATTTATACGAGGGAATGAACCACTGGTATTTAACTTGTTTCTTGCAATGCCAGCACCAGTCCAAGTTGCGGCTGGTTCACTAATCCACATATTAAATTGAGCATTACCAGTACCAGCACCATTGTTCCCTGCAGCAAGGTCTAGCCTAAAGAAGTTACCGTGAACAAAATTTTGTTGGACATTTCCAGTAAATGCGGGGCTAGCAGCATCCGCCTTTAAGTTAAGAGCAGTTTGTTGTGCTGTAGAAACAGGTTTTGCTGTATCCGCTGTATTATCCACAGAACCCAAGCCAACCATTGACTTGGTTATTCCAGCAACCGTTCCAGTAAACGTTGGCGATTCTATGTTTGCTTTGCCAGGAGGAGTATCCACCCATGCAGAACCAGTCCACACTTTTGCCAAAGTGGTGTCAGTTTCATAAATAATTTGACCCGTATACGGTGAACCAGGGCGTGTGGTGCTAGTGCAAACCCCTGGCTTTACTGAGCCAATTCCGTATCCAGCGTCAAGTCCCATTATGCTGTTTGCTTCGTCCAACCAACAACAGTAACCGTCACCTTAGAAGCCGTATCAGATAATCCCTGCAACGTTTCACCAGCAGCCAACACCAAAGCCGTATCCCACACCATCACATCATTCGCACCAATCGGCAACGCAGAAAACAAACGGTTAGCCGCAGTCGCAGCAGAACCAACAGCCAACGTCACAGTACGGTCAACCGTATCCGTATTAGTAATAACCACCTGCTTA